AAGCTGTTGAAAAAGCAGTTGAAGAAAAAGGCAAAACAGGCGATGCAGAATACAAAGCCAAGATTGCCGAATTAGACTCAGCTATCAAATCTTTAAACGATGAAATCGTGGCCGTTGCTCAGAAACAATCAGTTGCACCAGAAGTAATCGAAAAGAAAACTTTCGGACAAGAAGTGCTTGGCTCTGATGGCATCAAAGCCTTTATAGCTGGTGAAACCAACAAGGGCCGCACTGAGATCAAAAACACTATCGTGAATAGTGGTAATGATACCTCTCGTCATGAGCAGTTAGCGGGTGCAGTTGCTGGTGCTTTCCGTCAGCTGTCAGTAATGCCTACTGTTATGCAAGGCTCTGCGTCTTCTAACATCATTTACTATTCAAAAGAACTGTTGTGGACTAACAACGCTGCAATTACTGCGGAAGGTGCTGCGAAGCCTGAGTCTGTATTGACGTTTGAAGAAGTTAACGTATCAGTTAAGACGATCCCTACCTACTTGCGCGTTTCTAAGCAAGCACTAGACGATTCGACTTTCCTTGCTTCTTACATTGAGCGTCGCTTACGTCATGGCGTAAATAATGCAGTTGAAAACTACGTGATCAACGATACTACAGATGGTTGGTTAGCGACTGGTAACAACACTGCAACAAGCCCGCTACTTACCGTAGACGTTTTCGGCCTAGCCAACAAAATGAAAATGGAAGTTATCGGTGCTGATTACGAGCCGTCTTACTTCTACATGAACCCAGCAGACTGGGGTAATGCGGAAACTGAGCGTCGCGCCTCTGGTGACAATGCATTCGTTGCGGCTTCTGGTGCTGTTAGCTACGTAAACAACGGCCTTACTCCATTACTATGGGGCTTGCCTGTTGTTCTATCTAACAACATTCCAGCTGGCACAATTATCTGTAAATCGTCTGATGCTGACATGTACGCAAACCGTGAAAGCACTGTTGTTGAGATGTTCGAGCAAGATGGCGACAACGTAACCAAAAACTTGATTACTGTTCGCGCTGAAACTCGTGGTGCAAACCTTGTATTCACCCCTGCGGCTATCCGTACAGGTGATATCACTGCAATCACTGCTCCAGCTTAACAACACCAAGGGGCGGCTTAGATAGCGCCCCTATCTTTTAAGGATTAATCATGTACATTGCAGCCAAAGCATTCAAAAGCTACAAGCAAGGCGAAAAGAAGAAAGGCGACGCGGTTGAATACGTGAAAGAATGGGCAGAAGCCGGTCTGATCGTAGAAGGTAAGCCAGAACCTAAAGCCAAAATTGAAACAAAACCAGAACCAAAGAAAAAGAAAGAGACTAAATGAAAACAGTAGTCGTTACAGCACCAGTTAGCGAGCCGGTTACTTTAGCAGAAGCTAAGGCCCAATTACGCATTGAAGATAGTTTTACGCTGGATGATGACTACATAAGCGCGCTAATATCCGCCGCCCGTGACCGTTGCGAGAGCTATTGCAACCAATTTTTCACGGAAAAGGGTATTGAACTTATTATGAAAGGCTCGGCAAGTGGTACTGTATTTCTGCCATACCCGAACCTTACAATTACATCTATTGATTATGTGGACGAAGACAACTCAACGCAGACCATTAACCCAGCTGATTACTTTTACAATGCAGATACACAAGAGCTTGTTTTCTTGGTCGATACTAACGCGCAAAACTTTAATATTGCGGCTACTACAGCCGCACCGGTGGAGCTAGAAGGCGTTAAGGCATCTATTAAGATGATTGTTACCGACTTGTACGAACTGCGCACAGAAACGGCCGTGGGCGTATCCTTGGCCGATAATCCAGCTGTTAAGGCAATGCTTTACCCATACCGATTAGAGTTAGGCGTATGACGTACCGCACAGGCGAGCTAGACCAGCGCATTACATTCCAAAAGCGCGTATCTGTAGCTGATGGGATGGGCGGCAGCTCGTTTACATGGGAAGATATTCCAGAACTTGCAAGCGTATGGGCGCACGCAAGGGTGAAAGGTGGCCGTGAAGTCACTGAATTTGAACGTGTGAACTCAGAAGCAACTTATTTATTTGTTGTTCGTAATCGCCCAGATATCAAGCCGGAATACCGTATTGTTTGGGATGGCGAGTTGTTTAATATTCGCCATATTGCCAAACCTAAAACCCGGGCCTTGTATCTTGAGATTGAAGGCGAGCGAGGTGTGGCGCAGTGAGTGGGCCGCAGGTTGAGGTCATCGGGCTAGAAGATATCCAAAAGGTGCTGGCCGATATTGCGCCAAAGCACGCTCGTAATTTATCTAGGGCATTAATTCACAGCTTGGCATCCACTACGGCGAAGGAAGCCAAGAAGAAAGTGCCGGTTGATAAGGGGAATTTAAAAAAGGCTATTAAAGCTAAGCGCAAACGATCAACACCAGATAAACCTATTAGTGATGTCGAGATTGAGCAAGGCAAGTCTGCAAAGAATGATGGCTTCTACTGGCACATGGTCGAATACGGCACAGGTGGCCCAGTACCACAACCAGAACAGCCGTTTTTACGCCCTGCCCGTGATTACGTTGAGGCTAATATGCCGCGCATTGTAGACGAGCAATTCAAAAAGAAATTAGTGGCAGCGATAAACCGAGAAAAGAAAAAGGCAGCTAAAAAATGAGCCAGTTTGATACTGTTGTACAGCAAGAAATATACAAGGCTTTAACTGCTACGCCTAATTACTCACTTGGTCTTAATTTCGTGTTGCCTGAGTATTACGAATCTGGCGCAGCGGTTGCCAATAGCGCAGATGGCCTACTAAATGTCCCTATTTACGATTCAGTACCACAGGCTAACAGCTCAAGTTATGCAGCCTTTCCTTATGTTACAATAGGCGGAGACATTTTTACAGATATGAGCACCGACACTGAGTTAATCCAGCTGTGTAGTATTACGATACATACATGGTCTAGATATAGTGGGCGCTCAGAAATTAAACTAATTCAGGGGTATATTTACGACCTGCTAAACCGCAGACGTATTGAGCACCCAGAATATAGGTTTATTAATATTAACCAGGTGACATCACAGTCACAAATGGAATCCGATGGCGAGACTCGCCACGGCATACAGACATTTAATCTCATAATCGAGGAGCTATAACATGGGCGCAGCATCACGCGACTTACTCATTAAAAAAGGCGCTACACGTTTAGCGGGTATTAACTCGAAAAGCATAGCTGTAGCAGATGAACCAATCGATATTACAACAGATGAAGACGGTGGTTTTCGCTTATTGCTTGACGTGTCTGGTACAAGCACGCTGGACATCAGTTTTTCAGGTGTAACAAAGGACACTGTTCTGCGTGCGCTTGCATTAACCGGTGGCTCTAAGCTGCTAACCGATATTACTATTGAGTATCCACCTGTTGGCGCTCAAACTACTGGCGATTCAATCTCAGGCGATTTCTTTTTCAATGGCTTGACCGAAAACGGCGGCGGTTCTGATGGCGCTATCGAGTTTGATGGAACGATGCAATCGTCTGGCGAGTGGACTTTCACGGCGGGTAGCTAGAATGGTAGTGCGTGACGCTGATGGCCCTAGCTTACTGCTAGGGTTCGCTAATATGTTGTACAGTTACAGGGTGCAGAATGGACTTTGAGAATTTACTGAATTTTGAGCGTGCAAGCGTCGCGACTTACTACGACGCTGATGGCGTTCTGCAAACTGCGGCTATCAATGAGCCTCGCCTTGATCATGACCCTGTTACGCTTGAGCCTTTGGGGTTATTGGTTGAGGAGGGGCGGACTAATATCCTTCTTAATAGCGACTTACCAGCTGATCAATCTGTAACGCTGACAGCAGGGCAATACACGCTTTCAGCATGGGGTGCTGGTTCTGTATCAGTTGGCGCTTATGGATCAGCTAACGACGGTACGCCTCTGACTTTTACTGCAACAGCGGGCAGTGAATCAATTGTAATAACAGGCGACCTTGACCGTTTCCAGCTTGAGGCAGGTGGTTTTGCTACGTCTTACATACCAACAACCGGCGCGCCAGCAACACGCTCGCCTGATATATGCAGCGTAAAAAGCGTTGATCCTTGGATTGATCAGAATGAAGGCACGCTTTATGTTCAATTGAATAAAAAAGCTGGCTCGTATGTTGGTAATTACCTTACTTTGTCTGATGGCACTGCTAGCAATCAGGTGGTGATTAAGGATAGGTCTGTTTTTTATAAAGAGACTAATTACATGCCTAGTCCGTTTGATCCTAGTAGTTGGAGTGGGGCTAGCGACCCTGATTTATCTTATACTAGCGTAACAGAAGTGAACCCAAGTGGAGAATCTTTTGTTGGTGAGTTTGAGTATCTAGGGCCTGCTTCTATGTCGATAACAGAGTCTAGCTATATTAGCGCAACGGCTGGTGACTTTTTTTATACTTGTATTATGTTCAAGCCAAGTCCAATAAAGTACTTTAGATTTTTTCTTCAAAAAAATAACGGAGGCACAGTAACAACAGAGGAGTTGACGACTTTTAATGGGGAGACTGGTACATTCCTGCCTGGATCGACTGACCCAGATGATGCTATATCAGTCTCATTAAATGACGGATACTACATTTTACAAGTAAAATATACCGCACAAGAATCACTACCGTATAGGGCAGTAGTATACTGTGATGGTGACTTCTTTTTTAACCCGCCCTCAATTGGGGATAAAGTTTATTTGCAAGCCGCCTTTTTCGGTAAAGCCAACGACTGGCCAGCAATTATAAGCGACGCTAATGTAATTCAAACCGGAACCAGTAATCTGACAGGCGTGCAATCGTTCGCAGCACCACTAGAAAACGGTGAAAGCAAACTTGCATTATCTTATGATGGTTCGACTTATTCAGCAGCCAAAGACGGCGTTGCTTTTTCTGGCGTAAATGCTGGGGTGCCAGCTTTGACTGATTTATATATTGGATCAGGCGAAGACGGCTCAACTCGTTACTTTAACGGCCACATCATAGACGCGCAATACTTCCCACGAATATTAGATGAATCCGAGTTAGTCGATTTAACAACGTAGCGCAGCACTGTGCTACAATCGTTTAATCACTAACAAGGAGTAAAAATAAAATGGCAGTTTTTGAAGACGTTGTATTTGGTTTTAAAGGCGATGAATACACAGTAAAAGCGACCAAGATCATGCGCTTAATTGCGATGATTGAAGATATTGTCACACTGGGCGACTTAACAAGCGGCAAAGTAAAGCTATCAAAATTAGCTGAGGCTTACACAGCTTGTTTGAATTACGCAGGCGCCGAGACTGAAATCGAGACTGTTTATGAGTCTTTGTTTGGCACCGATGGCGCTGGCAATGTGCAGGCTTCTATCACCTCGCTTATTATGTTAATGCTTCCACCGTCTAGCTATCATCCACCGGAGCAAGACACGGCAAAAAAGCCGGTGAAGCGGAAGAAAAAAGCGGAATAGTTAAAAACCTTTATATGACCGCTATCGCAAGTTTTGGATTGTCGCCTAGTGAATTCTGGGCGCTGCATCCAACGGAATTTTGGTGGATTGCTGAGGCTAAGGCCCCGCACGCATTCCAAGAACCACAGCGAAAGCGGTTATTAAACTTATTAGAGAAGGGCTGGAATGGCTGAGTCAGATGTTTTTGTAAGATTTGGTGCTGATATTGAGCCGCTCAAGAAGGGCGCTCAAGATGCAGCTAAATCTATTGGCGCGGTGTCTAAGCAAGCCCTAGCCACTGCTAAGGATATTGCAAAAGTAACCTTAGCGGCTGGCGCCGCTGGTGCCGCTTTAGTGGCCATGGCTTCAAGCTCTGCTATAGCAGCTAGAGGTATCCGTGACCTATCAATGGTATCAGGCACAGGTGTAAAGGAATTTCAAAACCTTGCATTTGCTGCGAAGAGTTACGGCATTCAACAAGACAAACTTGCCGACATATTCAAAGACACACAAGACAAGGTTGGTGACTTCCTTCAAAACGGAGCTGGCCCACTAGCTGACTTTTTCGACAATATTGCGCCAAAGGTTGGCGTTACTGCTACGGAATTCAAAGGGCTATCTGGCCCAGACGCTTTAGGTCTTTACGTCTCAAGCTTAGAAAAAGCAAACCTAAGTCAAAGTGAAATGGTTTTCTATATGGAAGCCATAGCAAGTGATGCAACCAATTTACTTCCTTTATTAAGAGGAAATGGGGCTGAGCTTCAAAAACTTGCAAGTCAAGCTGACTCTCTTGGCATTTCTCTATCCGCTTTAGATATAGCTGTACTAGATGACATGCAAAAATCACTAGATGCAGCCACTGGTACAGGTGGTGCATTAGTTGACAAGCTAGGCGTTGAATTTGCGCCAATCATTGAAGACATAACTAATAAAATTATGGCGATGACTGCTGAGTTTGGCGGTGTTGGAGCTATTGCCCAGAAGACATTTAATGCAGTTATAAAAGCCGCAGGATATGCTGGCAATACTATCCGTGGAATTCAAGTTATCATAAAAGGATTAGAGATTGCCTTTTCTGGCCTTTCTTTAACTGTCAACGTATTTGCCACAAAACTGGTAGAAGCGATAGACGAAGCCGTTCAATACTCGATGGCTACAGTCAACAACCTGATAGATACACTTAACAAAATCCCAAGCGTTGACATAGGCAAGCTGGTTGTTGGTAAGTCTCAAATAGCAGAATCCATGCGTGCTGGCCTTGAAGCTGCCAAAGGGGAGATGGCAACCAAGCTGGTAGAAATGCAAGAGCTATTAATGGAACCATTGCCAAGTGAGGCAATAGAGGCCTATGTAGCACAGCTAAAAAATCCAGCAATATTAGAAGCCAAGCTAGAACAGAATGCGCAATTAAAAGCATTGGATGACAGTGCGGCAGCTGAACGCATCGCCCGCGAAGAGCAAACGCAAAGCGCAATGGCTCAGATCAGACAAGCATGGGGTAAACAGCAAACCAGCGCTGTTAGTCAGATGTTTGGCGACCTGTCCACACTCATGCAGTCAGGAAGCAAAAAACAATTCGAGATAGGCAAGGCTGCGGCTCGTGCTCAAACTGTTATGAGTACATATGAGGGCGCACAGAAGGCATACACTTCACTAGCTGGCATCCCTATTGTAGGCCCTGCTTTGGGTGCTGCGGCTGCGGCTGCGGCTGTAGCAGCGGGTGGTATTCGCTTACAGGCAATCAATAGTACAAGCTTTGGTAGTGGCTCAGTAAGTGCCGGCGCATCTGGTTCTGCCGGTGCTGGCGCGGCAAGTACTGCACAATCAGCACCTCAGCCCGAGCAGAATAGAACTGTCCGCATTGAAGGCTTCGACAGTGGCCAATTATTTACAGGGGATCAGCTTAATTCACTTGCACAAAAGCTGGTAGAATACCAAGACGATGGATTTAAATTGGTAGTGTAATGGCAACAGTAATAAGTCAAAACCTCGTATTAACGAGGACGGTGCTTCAAGACAACAATGGCGCGTTATGCTATGTAAACTATGCCACGTTCAATAATGTAACGGCTACCAGTTCGCTAATAACAAACCCAGCCACAAATATGACCAATCCTGCAACGGCTTTTGGCTGGATTGCGACTAGTGCTGCTACTCAAACAATTACTATCAACTCAGGCTCGCAAGAGATTGACTATATAGGAATAGCAAGACATAACTTAAACCAGGTAGGGCTAACAGTTACCATCAAATACGACGGCGCAATAGTTGTACCTGCTCAGCCTATTAGTGATAATCAGGCTATTTTATTTCTCCAAGGTGTGGCATCTCCCGCCTCTGTTGAAATAGTAATCGAAGGCGCAACTGATGCACCTAGTATTGCCGTCCTTTATATTGGCAAATCAACTCGCTTACAACGCGGCATCTATGTGGGGCACACTCCAATAAATTACGGAAGACAGCGCACGTCTGTAAATGGTGTTAGTGAGAACGGGCAATATCTGGGTGAGGTAGTTGTTCGAGAAACAAATATGAGTAAGGTATCACTTAAAAACCTTACAGCGGAATGGTACAGGGAGACATTAGATCCTTACTTTGCGTTAAAACCTAGACCTCCTGCTTTCTGGGCATGGCGACCAAGCGGATATCCTGCAGAGGTTGGTTACGCGTGGGTAGAAGGTGATCCGTCTATGAGCAATCAATTAGCGAACGGAATGGTAGAGGCAAGCTGGACATTTAAGGGTATTGTATGACGGAACGTATAGCATTAGTCGAATTAGACCTAGACCGCTGTAGTAATACTTATGGCGTATCACCTTGCACTGCCGTCTTGGGTGTTACTGGTTCAAATAAGTGTTTCAACTGTTTAGCTACATGCCAAGACACGCCAAACTATAATAGTGAAGAAGTTACTGTAACTTATTCATATGCGTCTGGTGACTTGCCTCGTAACATTGACGCAATACCAAATATCTCAAGTATTAATATCCGCCCTGCTAAACTTGAGCTAGGAGAGTCTATCGGTATTCGTGCAAGCGTAGATATTGCATTTCAAGACAGCAGAAGTCCAGACACCGGCCCAGATGGCGACCGCTACCTAAGCGAGCGTAATTATGACCCTTACACACGCGGCACGTACTGGGGTAAATTTCGCGCAAGATTCCCGTTTACCAAGGGTTCAAACATTCGAGTATTGCGCGGCACCAACGACCAAACAAAAGCACAAATGGAAGTACGGCATTTTATCGTTGACAAGGTGGCAGGCCCGACTAGCTCAGGCCAGTTTACCATCGTGTGTAAAGATGCTTTAAAGTTAGTCGATGGCAAGCAGGCTCAGGCACCTAAAATATCAAACGGGAGTGTGTCGGCTGACTTTTTAGCTGGCGCGACTAGCTTTATACTATCGCCAACTGGCGAGATCAACAATTATCCAGCTAGTGGCCTAATCAATATAGGCGGCAAGGAAATTTGCTCATACACCAAAGGGGCGGGAGATGTTATTAATATTACGCGCGCCCAATTTAATACTGAGGCAGTCGAGCATAGCCTGGGTGAACGTGTGCAACTTTGTTTGCAGTATTCCGGCGTTCGTGTCACTGATATTCTTAATGACCTTTTACAAACTTATTCAAATGTGGATTCTAGTTATATTCCATTAACAGATTGGCACAATGAAGACGATGAATTCATTGACCGTCTTTACTCTGCTGTAATAGCAGAACCAACAGCGGCAAAGGACTTGATTAACGAACTACTACAACAGACTGCATCGGCGTTATGGTGGGATGATAGCGCCCGTTTAATGCGTTTCCGTGTTCTTCGTGCTGTTGATGATAATGCGGCGAAGTATGACGACAATGTAATAATGGGTGGTTCATTCTCAGCAGTTGACCAGCCAGATAAGCGAGTTTCTCAGGTTTGGACGTACTACGGGCAGATAAATCCATTGGAAAAGCTGGACGAGAAAAAGAACTATTCTAATTCACTCGCCACGCTAGCTAGTGAATCAGAGTCAAATTATGGCGAGCCTTCGATTAAATCAATTTTTAGCCGATGGATTGCGCAGGATAACAGGGACGCAGCAGAGCGCTTGAACCTTTTAATACTAAGTCGGTATAGCACTCCGCCTAGGTTGTTTAGTTTTGGCTTGCAGCGTGACCAATTTGGTAGCTTAACAGCTCCAGAATTAGGCGGCGGTTATCGAATTGAAAACTGGACTGTACAGGATGAAACTGGAGGTGCCGTTGAGGTGCCTATTCAGTCCATACAGGTGCGCACTTCTGATACTGGGTATAGTGTTATGGCAGAAGAGGTGCTTTATTCTGAGACTATCGCACCTGCTGACCCTAACGTCAAAAATGTTTATGTTGATACCAACCAAAATAACTACAACCTTTACACGGCTGCCAGCTCTATTTATACAATTAACAGCGGCGATACGGTTAATGTATTTATTAGTAGCGGCGTATTTATTGGTAGCACCTCTACCTCTACTCATGCATTCACTACTGGCTCAGGATGGCCGGCTGGCGTTACAATCAACATATTTAATAGTGGCTACATATTAGGAAAAGGCGGGAGCGGAGGTAGAGGTGGGCTAGGCTTCGATGGCCCGTTCGCTCCTGCGCCTGCTCCAAACGGCGAAAGCGGGTCTAATGGTGGCCCGTCAATGGAATTTACGCTGAACTGTACGCTTGAGAACAATGGCACGATAGGCGGCGGCGGCGGCGGCGGCGGCGGATCAAAAGGCGACTACGACGACCAATTTGGGGATTCTGTCTCACTAGGCGGAAGCGGTGGCGGCGCTGGTGCAGGCCTCACCGTATCAAGCGGAGGCTCAGCGGGTGAAGTGATTGCAGGAGTTGATAGGTCGGCTGTTGGTAATACCGGCGGTCCTTCTAGTGCGCTTACTCAAGGCACTGGAGGTACTGGTAAATTCCTAAGCAGCGACGGGCTAGAGACAAATGATCTAACAACCGTTAAAGCAGGCGACGGCGGAGCATTAGGATCACCTGGCTCTAATCCTGCGCCTGGTGGAGGCACGGCTGTTGGCGGCACGGCTGGCGCAGCTGTTAATAAAAACGGTAACACGGTTACAATCACGAATAATGGTACAATTGCAGGCAATATAGTTTAAGGGTGACAACATGACACTAAGCGTTTTTCAGGCAACTATTACAGACCAATCTGGTGACGTTCAAGCGGGTGCCGAGGTTGAGGTCGTAAACGAGGCAACTGGCCTGCCAGCTACCTTATATAGCACACGTGGCGGCGCTGCTACCACTAACCCTATGTTTGCTGATGCAGACGGCTTTGCACAGTTTTACACTGAGCCAGGCGAGTACCGCATTACAGCCACAAGCGGCGTATTCTCCAAGACTTGGCGCTATGTGCGCATTGGTGATGCAGGAGGAAAGGATGCGGCCACTGTTGCGCGCAACGGTGATTATATGACCTATGGCGGCACGGCTAATTCTATTACGCTGACAAGCACCAATACATTGCCTAATTCTACATTGAATGTAGGCGATAGAGTACGCTTCATAGCCACTACTACTAATACTGGCCCTACTACTATTTCAGTAGACGGCGGTGCCGCTACGGCTTGTGTTACTCCTACGGGGGTGGCTTTGCCGGCTGGGTTTATTCGTACGGATGTGGTCACAGAATGCGAGTATGACGGTTCTAGCTTTGTGGTTAGCCGCAAGGTTGAGAGTGGTAGTAATGCAAATGGGGAATGGACTAGATGGGAGGATGGAAAAGCAATCCTAAGTGTAGTAAAAACAGGCGAATCAGTAACCTTTATTCCTTCTGGTGCGATATTCGGCGTGGTTAAAACGTACCCATTGCCTATTTCTATTGTAAGCGTTTCATCATACGCGGCGTCTGCTGCGGATGCGGGCGCATGGGGTACGGGGAATTCAGCCTCAACTACTCAATTTAATGTTGCCATTTTTAGAACCACTAGCGGCTCAACGTCTGGCACAACAAACATAAGCGCAACTGTTGTCGGTAAGTGGTACTAGTCCTGCGCTACCTAGGATACGCCTTTATAGGCGTATTCCTGCTTGGGCTGCTTGTGGCGGGGGTTGGGTATGTTGTGGCGAAGTGGTTAGACGATCAAAGCCGAGGCCTACAACTGCGACGAGCAAAACGGAAAGCACAGCGCCAGCGATTTTCCAGTAAGCGTTGTTAGTGGCTTGTGTTTTTTCTAGGTCGGTGACGCGCGGCGCAATCTGATCCAGTGTTTTATCTATCTTGTCAAGTATCTTGTCTTGTGACTTACGCATCAAACTAACCTCATCTACAACTTTCGTAAAATGCAAGTCTGTCCGCTCATTACTCTGTCTTATGCTTTCGTGTATTAAAATCAAATGATTGTCAAACTCTCTGCGCGTTACGTGTTCGGGTTCCATCAAACATGCCTTAAAAATTAGTGTATATTGTACTAGTGATTATACATTAAACAATCGGTAA